CTCTCAAACATGCAGCCGGAGAATCACCGTCTTGTGTTATCACATTTTTCGCTTGGATGGAAGATGTGTCGTTGATGCAACCCACGTCTAGTACTAATGATTATACTGGACAATCAGGTGAGGCCGACAAAAAAGTGGTATCCAAAACCGCAACAGCTGTTGGAGATGTGGCCAGAATGATGTCGAATGCACCAATCATAGGACCATATGCTAGAGCGACCGAAGAAATGGCTGGCAAAATTGGAAGATTGGCGGATATTTTCGGATTTTCGAAACCGCGAGGCACTTACGACATCACTGATGAAAGACAGAGACATCTCGGTACTCTCGCTACCATTAATGACAAAGATATGGCGAGACCTCTTACATTAGATGTCAAAAATGAGAATACTATAGATCCCAGAACAGTGGGATTGACAGGTGAAGACGAAATGTCAATACCTAGTGTGTGTTCTAAAGAAGCTCTGATTACGAGATTTTCATGGAGTGTATCCGATCTCCCGGACAAAGAGCTTTTTCGCATACCGATTACACCGTATGTACGTGCTACATTCCCAGCAGACAACGTTGTGGATATGCCACCGTGCGCATACGTCGCTACTCTATTTGAGTATTGGCGCGGCTCAATGCAGTACAGATTCATGATAAACGCTTCTAATTTTCATCGTGGAAAATTGCGTTTCAGGTATGAACCATATGCGGTAGAAACAGGACAGGACTACAACGTTGTACAGTCCGAAATCTTGGATCTGGCTGAGGTGCATGATCATAAAGTCGAAATCGGTTGGGGTGCAGACAGAAACTTTCTTCATGTGACCGAAGGTTCTGTACAACCAGCTGCTCCTGGAGATTCTCCAAATTTAGCCATTCACAATGGTGTCCTTGTAGTTAGCGTTGCAAACAGTCTAACTGTGCCTGATGAAACCTCTGAAGACACCATTGAAATTCTCGTAGGTACCAATGCCTGTGATGATATCCAGTTCAGTGTTCCAACTGAGAAGGTAATTTCGCAGATGGACATCGTAGCTGATGTAACTCCAACGGCACCACCACCAGATCCGTCGGTATTGACTTTTCCTCAACCGACCAAAACTTTCAACAACACAAGATCAGGTGTGTTTTATTATGGATGGCATACAAACAACTTTCACAACAATCAGGGTTACTTGCGTGACAAATTGGAAACTTCCGCTGGAAACGCCAACAAGCAGTATCCAGAAGTACCTGGCATAACCGCAGGCGAGTACGACGATACCGTACGTTCTGTCGTTCGGGCACAGTTTGACGTCATGCTCAATGCTGGTATCGATTATTGTTTGTGTAGTTGGTGGGGTCCTGGATCCCGTGAAGATACACAATTTTCGACTGCTGCTCTAGTTGAAGCAGGAACAGTGCCAGCTGGAACGATGGAACTTGGAATTCTTTACGAAACGACAAAGCTCAAACAAAATGGTGCATACATTGCTAATACAGCAGCACTCAATGAGCTCACAACAGACATGGAATATCTTAAAACGAATTATTGTAACGATAGCAAGTTTTTGAAGCGTGACACGAAAGATGGTTCACATACCAACTGTCCTGTCATATTTATGTACTTGCTCCGTGCTTATTCGGATAACGATAAGGCGTTGATTCTACAGACTATTATCAACGTTTTTGCAGACAATTCTGTAGGTGGATACACAGCATATCCCTACATTATTGGAGATCTCATGTTTGGCACTCCTCGTGCATTTGGTGGTTCTGTCACATCTAAACTAGGAGCTTTGGGTGTATATGATGTTTATGGACAAGGAGCCAAAGGTACTATCACCAATGAGGACGTCGTCAGTCTACATCAAGATTTTAGACAGTGGCGTCTACTCAATCCGTCCGTCCATTGTAATCCTACAGTTAGCCCAGGTTACAACGATCGTGGAGTTCGTTTGGAGGCGGATCATCCAGCCCTTAGTCGAGCTCTCAACGGTTACGACAAAGGTAGTTTGTATAAGAGCCACCTTACTCACGTGGAATCAATTGCAATGCAAACGGACAACAATTGGTTTTGTACAAACTCTTGGAACGAATGGCATGAAGATAGTCAGATCGAGCCCTGTGGCGGGGCTGCTGCAACTACTCATCCTGTATCTCTCACTGATGGAATATCATACGAACCTTATGGCACTGATTATGTCAATATCATGGGTGAATTCATGGTAACAGGTTACGTCGGACAGTCCGGTGAGGAACGTGAAAACGAGCATGCTCCTACAAGTGAGCCTGAGCTTACAATACTAGAAAACCCAGAAACTTATCATCATGATGATTTGGTGTTTTTTGGTGAGACAGTTGGCTCGTTGCGCGCTCTCTTGAAACGATACACGAAATATGCTGTCACAACTCCAGGTACGTCAATAGAAACGTACCATTTTCCGACATTTCCCTTTTACGATTGGGATAAGCCGGACGCCTCTCTTCGAGAAACCCTTTTAACAAGGATTTCTGTATTATATCTCGGAAAAAGAGGTTCAACCAGGTGGAAAGCACTCCCTGACTTTAGAAGTACATGGGCCCGTATTTCTTCCGTAAGACTTACTGAAAAAGCTCAGTATAAACATGATACAGACCAATCAGCTGATGATATCCTTGGATATGGATGGAACGGCGTGGACGCTGCAACAGGTATTTATAATCCTGTTTTGGAGTGGGAAGCACCATACTATTCAAATGCCAGGTTTCACATCTCGAGATCTCTAGCGAGAGCTGATGAAAGAGGCCATGCGCACACGTATGACGGCGCTGTTATTAACAGAAATCATTATATGTGCGCTGCGGGGGG